GCGCGAGCATTATTAATAATGTTTTCATCTATCCTGCCTATAAGACGTCTTGTGCCATCATCAAATGTCACTATTACACCTAACGCTCCGAAATTCTCCATGTGAGGAGATAGTAATGTTTCTTTAGCTGAACCATTAAAACTCTGTGTTTTATGTGTACGTGCAGTTGTTTCTAGGACAGAACTTATAGGTTGATTTGGGTCTAAAGCAGAAATACTCATTTTATTTAATTCACCAGAAGGAGAAGACATACTTGTATTTAACTGTATTGGCACTTGTTTTGAAGTAGCAACTTTTTCGTCTATTCTATGCACTCGATACCCTCTTACAGAACTAAATTGTGGATTAACTTCCCTTACAGCACTTCCAAGTCTTGCTTCATCTGAAGGGTCTAGGTTTAGTATTATATAACTACCTAACATAATGTTTCTCCAATTTTGTCTAGCTCCAGCAAACATGGATGGCTCAACAGCACCTTGTTGAACACGTCTAAAGAAAGCCATTTCACCTGTTTCATCTCCAGGCGATTCAAATGTTTTCATTCCAGCTTTTATTTTCTCTACTTGACCTACAAGTTTATCACCTAATCTTATAGATGAGGTCTTAGCTGCTTCCAGTGATGATTGAATTGCTATTACGTCGTATGAAATACCTCTATCTATAGGATTGTTTCTCCCACCTAAATCACCTATCAGGTTATTATTAACAAATAAACATAATTCTATTTCAATGTCTGTACTGCCAAAATCAAGTGTTGTCTTTCTTTCCTGTAAAAATGAAGCGCCTAAAATAGCAGAAATGCCATATACTCTTTTACCAGTTAATCCACCCATTGCTGAAATTATATAGTTTTTGTAAGATACAGGTAATGTTTGGTCTTGTTGTAAGAAATCTTTAAAGCTATTTGCTAGTACATCTTTCATATTGCCTTGAGTAAAAACTGACAATGGTTGTATTAAGCTTCTGCCAGCTATAGCCGTAGTACGTACAACAGAGTTTGAATAAGGTACTACGTTAACTTCTGTATTAGTTATTTTCTGTCTTAATTCCTTATATCTTCTTTGCGTTCTAGCACTAGAACCTCCTGTGTTGCTTAATTGTTGTATGTTCGGCGTCGAATTTTGAGGTGCGCGTCTGCGCCTATTCCTACGACGTGCAGGACCTCTTCTTAGTTTCCCAGTGCCTGACGTGCGGCGTTAGTACCTTGTCTAAGTGTTTGTTTACCGGCACCTGCATTTAGAATCTTAAGCTGTGATAATATATTACCCAGTTCAGCTCTAGATGCTACCGTTTCTCTTAAAACTTGGTCTGCAATGTTTATCTGCCTTAAAACTAAACCTTTTTCGCCACCTACTTGTGCGTCTCTAATTTGATTCTCTGCATCTGATGCCATGAGTGAATGTGCCATTTGACCTTCATTAGCATCTAAGTTAGCTTCATCAATAGTTGCACCTTTTTTCATTCTCATCATTACATCAATTTGAGCAGGTGTATAACCTAATGAAGCAAATGCGCCTCTACGTCCTTCATTACTCTTAACTGCACCAAATATAGCATCACGTTTCTGCATTTGTGTCATACCTGCAGAGAATTCGTGTGCGTCTATTACCTTACCACCTGTTTGATTTAAAGCATGCATCTGAAGGATTGTTTTACCTAAGTCTCCAAACATACCAGAGAATGAACCACTAACATCGCCTTTACCAAACATGTTATTAAACTGTTTCATTCCTCCAGCACCACCAAATAAAGCTCCAAACCTTCCACTTTTACCTGCGCTTATAACACCGGCCATATCTTCATCCATAGCCGCGCCGCTAATTATTACACCACTTCCTGCTACTTTATTTTGAACTGCATTAACATTACTAATATATTCTTGTGCAGAACTCCCTCTTAAACCATTAGCTTCTATTTGTCTTAATACGCCCATCCCAGTGTTTCCACCAAACATTTGATTTAAACCTGTGCCGCCTCTATTTAAAGAAAGAGCATTACCTATTGTACCAAAACTAATTCCTCTTTGCCTAGCACCTATAATGTCCATCTGGTCTGTTATCTCTTCACCTGCTCGCTCAAACGCAAAATCTTGAGTATCTGCTTTTGCACGTAAAACTCTTGCGCCACCTGACATTTGTTGTCTTCCCATTCTACCAGTAGCACGACTAGAAGACATACCAACAAAACCCTGTGCCTGTATTAATGATTGTACTATACCGGCTGCATCTGTTGTATTAATACCTAAAGCATCACCAAACATACCAAGTTGTCCAGTCATACTTGCATCCGAACCACCTATAGATGCATTAACTGCATCCATACCTCCGCCAGCAAAAGTCTCACCTCTAACATTACCAGCAAAATCAACTAAGCCAGATTCCATTCCTCTAACTACGCCACCCAAACCTTTTAAGGCTGTAATAGAAGCAGCCTTTGCTCTAAAACCTGCTCTCAACTGCGCTTGTCGTACTGGGTCTTTTGCAAATCTTGCACCACCAAACTGTGCTGATGCTCCCATTCGACCTTCAACAGTAGTTGCTGACCTAAGTGCAGCACTAAAGTTAATTTTCTGAATAGGTATTACTATTTCTCTAGTTGCCTTTTCTACTGCTGCTACACGTTTTTCTTCTTCTAATTCATTCAGCTTACCTTTTGCTGCTGTATCTATATAGGCATTTCTTGAAGCCCTCACCATTGACAAACTTTGGTCAATAACTGCTTTATCTTGCGCCGCACCTCCTTTCAGATTGGTCAATGAAGAACCCGGGAGACCTGCCAATATACCACCTAACAGCTCCTCACTAGCAGTTGGCATCAGATTTTTAATGTTAGTACGTAAATCTTGGGCTGGTCTGCTATTAAGAAAATCCAAGCTAGCTTGATTACGAGCTCCACTCACTGCCCTGCCATAGCCATCGCTAGCTCTAAATTGTGCCAAAGCTTGTTGTCCAGCCATAGTAGCATAACCAGTAGGTCCACCAATGTTAGCTAATCCTTGAAGACCAAAGGCTGACGCAGCCTGACTCATACCAACAACACCAGCACTTCGTCCTGCTCGAGCTTGAACTATCATGCCTGACCTTGCACTAAGCTCTTCAAACGCGTCTGCGTATTGCTCTCTCATACCTCGATTTTGTTGGTTATTAAAAGCTCCTAAGCCGCCCATAAACGCGCCAGACATTGTTGCTAACCCTTGAGCTACAAAGAGACCACCTGCTTGTCCAGCAAATTTGCTCCCAGCGCCCATTCCAAATATACCTCTAGTAGCAGCTTGTTTTGCTCCTGTATTAAACAAGGTATTTTGCATAAACGAACCAAGAGTACGTTTCGAACCACCATAACCATAAGAGTGTGGATTTTCACCAGGGGGTCCTTGAGGTGCTCCGCCAGGGCCAGAAGGTCTTCCCGGTCCTGAAGGTCCTCCTCCACCCATTGCTGCAGCTAATCTGTCCAAAGAAGCAGATAATTGCCTATTACTCTGAACTATTTGTTGAGCAGCAGCACGTAGTGAATTTGCTATTCCACCCATGCCTCCCCCTCCACCTTGCATACCGCCTCCACCGGAACCTCCCATACCACCTCCTGCAAACGGGTCATTAAAGCCCATCTGTCCTGTACCTCCTACAGAAGGTCCATTAGGTGATGAGAATTGTGGTGAATTAAACTTAGGCATGTCAAAGCCAGAGGTTAAAGCCTGATAAGCACTTTGTTGCCCTGGTGTATTCATGCCGCCAAGTGTAGGGTTAGCCATCTTATTACTCCTTAGTCATATTTTTTGAGTAGTTCTTGTATATTACCAAAGTTTCCGTCTGCAAACTGTCCTTCCATTTCAGAGATGAATTTATCTTGTTTGATTTCATTCCTTATCTCTTCTGTGAAGTCCTCATTGAACTTATTATTAGTAGTAGTTTGTACACTTCTTTTTGCCAATATCTTGTCTTGTTTCTCTTTAGCTTTAGATAAAGCATCTTCTAATATAGGTTTAAACTGTAATTCTTCTAGACAAAGTAAACTAAACTCTAAGTTTTCCCAAACATAAAGGTCATCTAAATCTTTAACAGGCAGTCCCATTTTTTCTAATTGAAGTCTAATCAATGGAAAAGCGGGGCTTGCTCTCTTGTCCGCCACTCTCTGTACCAGAGTATCGAAAGTATTCTGCTTCATGGTCAAGCAACCTCCTTGCTAGTTGAAAACAAAATTCTAAGTCTTCACCGGCAGCTTCCAACACCCAATCAGCTGGGTCAATACACTGTGTAGCAATACGTGCTAAACACATATGTCTATTTCTTGTTTCTGTTGAAAGAAGGTCAGCACGCATTCCATCCTGAAGTGTTGCTATAACTCGTTCATAATGTAGTCGTTGCTCATAATCCATTACTTTAGAAGAAAGTGTTGTTCCTTTGTCTTTACCATCAAAGTTATATTTAATCTTGATGCTTTTTACTCTAGGTGCAAACTTCTCCTTATCAATTTTAGGTGAAATAGCTTCTTTGATGTTGTCAATTGACTTCTCACTCTTTTGCTGTTCTTTGATTTGTTTTACAATGTCCATAAGTCTCTCCTTTTATTTTTTTTATTACGGTCATATGTTATTATATATCTTCTTGTTTTGTATTTTAACAAACTTTAGAGCACTTTATACAAAAAAACCGATAAAACAACATACTCTTAACATTATAGCCAAAAAGTTATGTAGTTAAATCGGTTTTTCTACTTATTTACAAGAAGAAGGTTTATATACATCTGTCTAAGAAGATTAAACAGAGTGTATTTAAAGTACCTTAGCATCAATCTCCGATGAAAGGACCTTCGTTTCTGATTAAGTATAGTGCGTCAAGTGATACCTGAACTCCCATTAATGAACCACGGTCAACAACGATAGAGTGAGCAGATGGTTTACAACCCTTAAGAGTGTAAATAACTCTTTCATTCGCACCGTCATTTGGTTGAGTATCAACAATCTCTAAGTCGAAACCTTGTTGTTTGTCGATAGCAAATGCATTATCTGTACGAGCTCTAGCAGTAGCTGTGACGCTTCTCTCTGTATTTAGAGATACGCCTTCATCTACTGTACCCTCACCGGGACCATCTCCACCAGTATCTGCATAGTTTGTTTGAAAAATACGGATAAAATTAACGGTGGCCGTGACTTGACGACCAATAAGAGCTAGTTCTCTTGTGTCAATAAATCCTAGACTGTCAATACGACCATTTAACAATACCTCAGTAATTTGAATACCAGTAGCATATCCTACGGTTCTCATTACCCCAGCACTGTCAGCCATCTTGACCATTGCTTTTGCGCCTGTAATTACGTTAGCCATTTTTATCTTCTCCTTATATTAAGTTAATGTTCACGCTAATGAAGTTAAGTGGTTTAACAATCTCAAGGTCGAAGGAAATAAATGCAGTGTCGTCTGTAATTGAAACTGCTACATTTCTAAATCCCTTGATAAACTGTGCGTCCACGTATGTAGTGAGTGCATCAACAACCAACTTACCTAGTTGACTAGAAGTCGAAGTAAGTATTTGAGCACCAAGTTTTGCATGCAAAGTTTTTCTTAGTTCACGTGAAGTAGTATCAACACTTTCTCTAGCAGAAATTTCAACTTCTGAAGTAAGGTTGTTTTTAACGTGAGTTGTAATACTTCTTGCAATTTTTAAGTCTTTACCAATTCCGTAAATACCATTCTTAATCATATCACCTACATCACGCTCACGATTCCAAGCTTGATATACCTGTACAATGTTTGGCTCATAAAGAGTTGCAGCTTGTGCAACTGGTAAAGCACCCTGAAGACACATTGCTAAGAATGCAAAGTCTGAAGTTGTACCACGAATAGTAGTCACTCCATCAGCGCCTTTCCAATCAATCTTTTGTCCAACAACACTAAATCGTGAGTTGTTAAGAGGTAATACATAGTCAGAATAAATCGATGCAATGCTTTGTCCTTCTGCAGCAGGTAAGTAGTAATTTCTTTCTCTTAAGTTGTCTAAAGAGTTTGAGTTAAATACCTCTACTTCTTTATGCACAGAACGTCTTGTATCAAGGACAGCAACTGTTGTGAAGTCTTTATCATTTAAACCAACAAGTACTTCTCGATAGTTTAAAACAGAAGCATCTGTGAAACTTCCACCACTAAACTGTGAGAAGATTCTATCTGCTAAGTTAGCTGGGTCAACAGCGTCAGCTGCTTCTACAAATTCCTTAAATCCGTTAGCAGCATCAAGTTCGACTGTAAATGGAATGTCAAGGCTTTTAAGACCATCACTAACTGCAAAGCTGTGTGCATGCAATGTATGTGATACTGCAGCATTTGCAACGTCGGCAAAGTCTAATGAAACATTGTCTAGATATTCAGGAGCAACGTCAAAGTTAAGTGGTTGTGCCTGTAGTCTATCATCAAGTCCTGAAATGTATGTTGCTAAGTCATCCATTGCTGGAAAGTCTGTTAAAGGACGTGTAGTCACATCAATAGCAGCATCTCTTGCAGTTGTTGCAGATGTAAGTGTTGCGTTAAGTGTCACTCTTGCTGCAATCAATACATCAAGTGCAGCTTGGTTTGCAGGGGCATCCGCTGTGCCATCATCATTTGCATCTAAAGCAACAATCTCTGCAGTTTTAGCTGCTACTGCTGCTGCAGCTGTAATGACTGCTTCAATCAATGCATTATCAGCTTGGTCATCAAACTTAGAAACACGAATGTTTTGTACATTTGAAATAGGTAGGATTTCTACCTTACAGAAACGTCCTTCTTGGGCGTTGTCATCTGTGTATGTAATTGAGAGCTGACTTGCGTATCCAACATCACGTGAGATAACATCAAATCCTGGCTCTTTAATAATAATACGATATTTGTCTCCCAAAACACTTAGCGTATCGTTGTTAGCGTCGTTTACTGGTGTTGCTGGTCCTTCAATACGAATTTGGATGTCATTTCCTTTTAATCCGTATTTCTTAGCAGTCAAAACGTATCCGCCTCCACCCTGCATTGCTAACGTATGTGTAGCACCGGCATTATCGCCAGCGTTAACAAATGTTAGACGACTTGCAGAAGAAAATTCATCTCTTATAGAGTTCTTAAAGATTTTATTATAATCTAAAAGTTGATTTTCTTTTGGATAAAGGTCTGATACTTCAAACTGTTGTGAAGGTCCAAACGTATGTGTGACGCCTTTCGGGAGAACAGGGAAGTTCCCGACGACACACAATGATTTTTCACCAGCACTAGGTGTGATTAGGTTATTATTCACATCTATTACGACAGAGGGGTCATAGTATCTTCGTCCCCTAAATGAAATAAAACTTGGCATAATTTACTCCTATCATTGCAATGTAGTTGTTTTATTTTTATAGCTATTGAACTATAGTCGGCGGGTTTAACACCCATGGTATCAAAGCGTCAACAGAAGCTGGCGGCGTTGCCAGAATCTGCTTCTTTGCGTTAAATGTCATTACTCTTTTAAAAAGCATAACACTATCTGCGGTTCCATCATCATCAGGCGCCAATTCTTCAGAAGAAGCGAACTGCAGATTTAAATATCCTATCTGCAAAAAGCTTCCTTTAAAAATAAGCATAGAAGCCTGAATTAAACGATGTAGTATTCTCATAACATCATAGTCATTATCATAAACAGTAATCTCACAATTTTGGCTAACCATTAAAACAGATTGTCCTCTATGTCCTGCATTGCCTAATACTTGTTCTTCAGGCGCAGTATGTTCAACTATTTTAGTAGTAATCAAAGGGTATTTATTATGTTTTTGTGAAAATGCTCTATCAAAATTTAATGTAAGGTTAGAAAGTTTAGCAAAGTACTTATCCCTTAGTCCACTAGATACATCACCCATGATTTCATCAAAAGAATCTCTGTTTTCTTTGTAGAACTTAGCTCCGTTGGCGATAGTATGTATTATATGTAAATCAAGCATTGTCTACCTCCATCTTAGCTTTAACTTGTACTACCATAGCAGTAGGTATTTCTTGTTGCTGGAATCTAATAACAGTATCTCTTACAGTATGTGGATAACTTACAACTATATAAGTTGGGTTTGCATAATAAGCAACTGCTATTCTTGTACCAATTGCAGGTGCTGTTGCTGGGTTAGTAAACTCTATTAAACCGTTTGCGTCAATCTGAAAGTCTGTTGAAGCTATTGCACCATCTACTGGTGCTGCTCCGCTTGCGTCTGTCTTATGTATATATAAAACACCAACTGTTTCTTGACCATTTAATAAGTCTAGCGTTCTAGAAATAATAGGTCTTGTGGTCTGTACTTTACCATTAGCATCAACAGTATTGATTTCTCTCCATATTATAACAGAATTATTTAGTTTGAATCTATCTCCATATGAAGGAAGATGTTCTGGTTCTAATGATAACTTTATTTCTTCTGTCCTTAAAACACCATAACTTCCATTTAATTCTTCACCTTCAGCGTTAGTACATATTCCTTGTATTTGTTGTGATGAATGTCTTATTAAACCTGTACCTGCACATGATGGGCAGTCTGGGTTATTTGAAGAAGCTTCTGCGTTAATGTCCGTGACATTTGCTAAGTCTAATCCGAACTCTGAAGAACTTTGTTGATTACAAGGACATTCTATAGTTTGGTCCCATGTAATTACTAAACCTTTTTGTTTAATGAGTTGTCTAAACTCACGCATTATAAAGTCTGCACGAGTTCTTTCTAGTCTTTGATTAGGTGTAGGCAGCTGCATTTAAAACATCGCAATCTTACTTAGACGGTATTTACCTTTAAGTATTTTTACTGCTTCTTTAAGCTGGCTTCTATAACTTATCATTTTAGCTCCATAACCAGCAGAAGTCGCTGATGATGTTGTATTAACTGTTTGACTTAGTCCATCAACACCAATACTAAAGCTACCTATACCGGCACCTGCAATCAAATCACCTGCAGTATCTAAAGGTAGTAATGCAGCAACGTATGATATACATTTAAGTAATAAGTTAGGACATGTATAAAGTTTATAACTAATAATCATATCAGAAACTGCAGGAGTTAAATTACTCTCTACACTAAACTTGTCGTCTCCGACATTAAATGTTTTAATCTTTGGTGCAGCAGCTCCTACAACGTTGCCGTTTCCATCATCTGTTATTGTAAATAGAAAATTAGGTTTATCTACTAAAGTTTCTGCTATCGCAATATCTAGTACCTCTGTGGAACCTTGTGGTATTGTTATAGTACCTTCAATGAAATTAAATCCTGAAGTATAATCAAATTTAAAGTAAGCTGGTACTCTTTCATGATAACTAAAGTTTGATATTGGGTCTACTAACAAAGGTATTGAGTTATTAAAACTAAATGTTCCTAATGTTGCAGCAGTCGGTATTAAATGTACAGACCCACCAACTTCTGAAGTTATGTTTGTCCATTCTAAAGGTATGTCAGTCTCTGGATAGTTGCCATAACTTATTGTTAGCTTATCTACAGACTTTAAAGGTCTTCTGTCTAAAGTGGCACCCCACCAACTTCTTCTATTTTGAGAGATTGCATCATGGCGTTCACCTCTCGTTGAATGTGGGTCAATTACTATTTGTAATTCTTCTTCTATTAGTGATATAGCTTGTTCTATAGCATTACTAAACAAATCATCCGGATATGGTTGACCTGCATCATCGAGTAGTGACACACCTACTAACAGCGTATTTTTTAAGTAATCGACAGTAAGTATGTCTCTTATTCCTATTGCCATTTGGATTGTACCTTTCTTAATACGTTATGTGATTGTAGTAGTCATCTTAACAACGTTTTATATGTTTATATATATGTCCAGTTAAAGTTAACTGTGCTTAAACGTCGTGATTATTTTATTGAGGCCTTAAAAACCCAACCTCGGCGGAGAGAGAGTACCAAGGAAGGGAAAAAAACTGTCTTCTAATACAACAAGTTTTTTGATTTTAAAAACACGTTATATAGTCTCTCCAGATTCAACACTAATTTTTTAGCGTTTAACGTTGCGAAGTACGAAGTTCTTGCCAGGTACCTTAACGATAGGTGAACCAAAGAGCATAAGTAAGAACTGCTTAGCTGCGCCGGTCTCTGCGAGAGGACGTCGTAAGAAGTCAAGAAGACGAGCAAATTCACAAACCTGTTGGTCCATAGAAGCGATAAGAACGCGACCACAGTCATAACGCTCAACACCTTGGTCAACAAATGCCGCAGCAACACACTCAGCAGGTAAGAATTCACCAATGAGTTTAGCTTCTGCCAAAACTTCTGCGTCAGTGATTGCAGCAGCGCGACCAGCAGTCATACAAGAAGTACGGTAGATACGGTAGTAATCACCATTACGAGCAAGTGAGTTAAGTTGGAAAGTTCCCTTATCACCGTCGTTAACGTCTACAGCGTCAGAAATAACTGGTGAAGAATAACCTTGTGCATTAACAGCAACGATTACATATTTAACAGAACCATCATGTCCATCACCGGTACCAGAAGCATCAAACAATGAAGCCTGAGCAAGCTGAGTAGCATTAGCAGCGAAAGTCACATCCTGAGGACGAAGACTTGCATCACCAGCACCAACTGTAGGAGGAGGAAGCTGACGATTAAGGAATGGAGCAGCTACAACAGGTACTGGTCCCATAGGTCCCATAACGTGGATTTGTGGTCCAGCGCCAAGAGTAAGAGTACCTTGGTCTCCTTGGTTAACGAGAAGCATTGCATCATGACGACCATTAGCAGCAGAATCAGCAATCAATTTGCTGTACTGTTTAGGGTCTACCATGATTACGTCTGGCTTACCAAAACGAGGTGCACTGTGAAGCTCACCAAGTACGTCATGAAGCTTAATAGCGCTTAGAGCATTACCAGCAACATCTTCTTGGTTTGTAGAGAAAGGTTTACCACCAAGTTGTGCATCACGAGCGCCACTTAGGTCACGCTCGATTTGCTTAAGAACGCCGTCAAAACCTTTAGCTTGAACGTCTTCGTCACCGTGGAAAAGCTGAACTTCTGCTTTGCGAAGAAGGCTCATTGTACCACGCTCAGTTTCCTCTGCAAGTGCATTAGGATTGCTTCCGATGATACCAACTAGAGTTGATACGTCTGAAATTTGGCGTCTTTCTGCCATATACTTGATTTTAACAGATTTACGCTCATAGCTTGACTGTGAACTTCCAAAACTAGAAGCACTTCCGCCACCTTCAGAGATGAACGGGTCCATGTCGATGCCGTGCTCTTTGATTACAGCGTACTCATGTACAGTGTTAGAAACTTGTACCTTAGGAAGCATAGGCCACAATACTAAGTCTCGCATAGTATGAGTAGCGCTAGCCAAGGTTCCTTCGATTGATTGTGGAACGAGAGGGCTAAAGCTTCCGTCCATTACAGCAGGTGTTTGATAACCAACACTGCTATTCTTTTTAAGAGCATCATTCAAGCGAGTGAGCTCGTTAACATTAATGTTTTCATTTAGTCCAGGTAATTGCATCATTATTCTCCTTATATTATAGTTTGATGTCTTTAATGGAAACGCCTGCTTCAAGCTGACTTACAGCTTTAAAGAGCTCAGAACGTCGGTGTGTATCTGCAGTAGATATTTCTTCTAGGGCTTTGTTGATGAGGTCTCCACGAGTAGGTCCTTCAACGGACTTCTCAATAGTTTCCACAACAACTTCTGGTTTGTCTTCAACTTCAATAGTAGATTTAACAACAGGCTCGTTTTCAAGTACTTCGACTTTTTTAACGAGTTCTTCGTTTTCTACTTTAGTAGTCTCGATATTTTTCTCTAGGTCTTCGAATTTATCATCAAATGACTTAGAGAGTTCTTCAGCTTTAACTTCAATGTGCTTCTCAATATCCTCATTAGTAGGGATATTAAGGTTAGCAAACATTTCCGTGACTGTTGCCATCTTACCAGAAAGTTCATCAACTGCTTTTGAGAGGGCATCAAACTTCTCAAGTTGTGCTTCGATGAGCTTATCGGCGTTTTTGGCAATGGTCTCACTAACTTTTGTTTCATTGTCGAGTTGTTCTTTAATTTGATTCAGAACGTTCTCAACATTATTTGTGTTGATTTCACTCATTGCGTTAACTCCTTATTTGTTTTATAAGTGATTTTGACTTGTGTCTTAATAGTGTATCTATATTTTGCAATAAATAAATAACATCTTAAGCAAAGTATTTGCGCTGCCGATAGCAAATGCATCACGAGCACCTAATACTATTTATATACCTCAAGCTGTTTTTTATAAATTACGCTAAAAAAAAGTGTATTTATTTTTGCACGAATTCTTATTTTTCTTCTTTTTCTTTCATTTTGTAATACATTTTACGTGCAATCATCTGATGAATTAGCTCCATAACTTTGTCATTACCAATTTCAGGATACTCACGAAGTAGTCTCATTACTATTTCTTTAATCTCTTCATCTGATAAGTCAAAGTCCATTGATGAAACTTCTTCTTCTAAACTCTCCATAGAGATAGGTGCCATACTTCCTGATTCATCAGCGTCAGCATCTGCCTGAATGGATACGTCTTCTATGTATACTTCTTTGCCTAAACCATAGGGTTTATCATTTGTAGTATAATCATTATCTTCTTCATGTGTAGGATGAATTCCGGGACCTTCTGGAGTAGGCTCCATGTCCTTAATCTTCATCTCTTGCATTATTTTTTCATACTTCATTTTGTATGATTTCATTTCTTCCATTTGTTCACCCATCTCAATACAGAGATAATGGTAAGACGCCTGTAAGTAATCTAGAGCCTTTGTAATTTTAGCCTGTGTCCATTCTGGCATATCTGCATCGTCAGGTAGCATACCTAACAACTTACAAAGTTTCATTGAGTAGTCTTCTAACATTTTTGCTTGTCTATACGACATTCGAACGTCAGAGTATTCGTAATGTTTTTCCATAGTTTGTTTTACCTCATTGCTTTCATTTTCAAGTATAGATTTTACTAGTTTCATAGTTGCATCTGCATTACATGGTGATGAAGTAATAGAAATGTTAAGGACACGAGCTTTCTTGATGACCTTAGGATTACGTTTATCTCTTTCTAATACATTACCTTCGATACTAAAACCTAAAGTTCGTCCACCGCCAGCAGATTTCATTGCTTGTGCAGTTTCAATTATCTCTTTAACTTCTTGTTTCTTAGTATATAAAACACCACGTACTCCAGTTGCTCTTTTACCGTCAACCGTTGTTGTGAAAATTTTTGAAGGATGTCCTAAAACATATTTTGGTCCGCTTAAGTGTTCTAAATTAAATACACCACGTTTAAGTGCATAACTAAAGTCCAAGCCTTCTTGAAGAATAACTTCTCCACTTTCATCAACTGCTTCTGATGATGCGATACCTTCTATTTCAAGTGCACCATCATCTTCTTTAGCTTTACTTAGGTCAAGTGGAGACCAACAGCTAAATACATCAAGTTTTTTCATAATCAATCCTTATATATTGTCTCTAGTGCAACACCAAGTGTGGTACCGCTTTCTAATAGTGTTTTAAGCTGCATCATTGCATCTCCGCCTACTAGTTGATAGTTATGATGAGCAGGTTTAACTCTACTCTGTATATTAAACGCTTTCTTAAGCTGTTGTGGAGTAATATGTTTTCTTACACTAATAGCTTTTGCTAATCTCTTAGATGCTCCACTTCCTTTTAGGCTTTTACATAAAAGTGCATTAGCTGAAGTTTGTATGATTTTGTCGCCAATACTCATAACCTTTTCAGGCTTGACTTCTTCTTCTATTAAAGGTTCAATATGTTTTTCTTCATTCATACTAAATAAGTCAATGTCTTTAGAATCAGTTTTAGATAAATCATTCAAGACAGTGTCTAGTTTTTCTGTTTTAATTTTGTTTTCTTCTCTGGCCTCATGGAGTAGTTGCATAAATGATGACATAACTTACTCCTATAAATACCATTTAGCTGGAATAACTTTGTCTTGTTGTTTGTCTAATAGTCTATACCAGAGTTCTACGTTTTTTTCTAAATCTTTCATGTTTCTCTCCTTTATATAGACTATATATTAACAAAGTTTCTATTTTTATTTACTTTTTTCTTTTTCTTTGCGTTCTATTATCATTTCTGCCCATTTACGACCGCTATCTCCACCCCAAAGCAACCAACTCACAAACCCTTTGTCTTCATACCATTCCTTGCCTTCTCCGACTTCTTTGTTTTTCTCATGTCTATCAAAGAAAGCTTTCATACGTTTTACAGTTTCATATGATATTGGGTCTCTATTTGCTAGTTGTCTTGCTCTAACTCTACCAACCTGAGTAGCTGCATCACTTCCGTGTTCTTCTATTGCTTTAATACCACGTTTAGCTTCTTCTGCAACTGTTTGTGTTGGAACAAAGTTTTCACTCTTATAAAGTTCCATAGCCTTCTTAGCTTTTTCACGTTTATTTTCTAAGTGTTTATCCCATAAATGTTTATCAGCTTTTCTTGCACCACTTTTACTGTCAAATAAGAAGGCATAGCAACGAGCTTTTGCCCAAGACTGTGGAGTTTGACCGGGTCTTGTTCCACTAGATGCAGCAGCTGCTAAACCTTTATCATAAACTTCTTCAATAATTTTCTTAGAAACACCTGAAACTTTACTACAAGCTCTAATGAACTCGTCTTTCCCAGGTTTCTTTATTTCTTCACGTACTTCGTCAGCTTTCTTAGACTTAGTACCTTTATTTTGTTTCTTTTTCTCTATGTCTTCGTCTCCGGGAAGTGGAGCATAAATTCGTTCTCCAGTTTCTTCAAAAACTTTTTTACGTCTTTCTATTTCTTTTTCTCTTTTACGAGCAGTCGCTTCATCTAAACCTTCGAAGTATTGTGCAGGATGCTCCTGTCCATCACCATCAAAGTCTACTTTACTTTTTTTTTGTACCTGCTCGGCTTTTATTTCTGCCTGTTCTGCAGCTGCTTCTGTTTTTATCTCTGTAATTTCCTTATTGTTAACGTTAACCATGTCTTTTGCTTTTAACGTACCAAAATGTGCAGCTATTAAATCGCCATCTTCAACTCTGTCTAAGTCATGAAGTGCTCTAATCTCATTGATTGTCATATACTTCATGCGATGTTGTTCAATTTCAATCTTTTGTTTCCCTGGCATACTATCTAAACCAATAAAAGAAATCTGAAACCTTGGGTCAATCTGATGTATGATGTACTTATTTATCCAGCTTTGTATTGAACGAATAAGTGGTCTTAAACCTTTTTCTTTACCCATTAAAACACGTGCAGTTGGGTCTGCTTGAATCAATGCAGAACTTTGTCCTTCACTACCAAAAACAAATCCTATTTCTGCAGGGTCCATCTGATATACACCACATAATACTTTGATTAAATAACTAATCCAAGCATTGTATTCCATCTCCCTATTCGAAGAACCCATAGAAATACTTCTAATGTCTTCATCACCTTCAGGGTCTAACTGTATTAAAGGAGTACGTTTAGCGTTATTAACACCTGTAAGCATTTGGTAAAACTCACGTCTAAATACTCTAAATAACTTAGGGTCCATTTTAGACTTAATAGCAATTATACCATTTGCGCTTATTCCGTTATTGAAGTTTGAAGCATTATATATTTCAGCACTCATTAAGTTCTGTATAACACTTAACAACTCTTCCAATTCAGGATAACCGTACTTTTTACTTTTCATAGAAGTTCTTGGACGTCTTACACCAAAGCATAAGTCTCTTTGTCCAAACTCTGCTACTACTTTACCCTCTATTACCTGACAGAATGCAGCTTTATCAGGGTCTCGTCTTCCTTTTTGTTTCTCTTGTTTAGTAAGTTTTGTTCTCCTAATACTTGTTGCATCAACAGGGAGAAAACCAATAACGTCTCCTTTCCTGTTTTTTACAACTTCAAAATTACACTGGTCGTATATTAGACTGTCTCTAACAATTTGTCTTATAAATCCTTCGAATGTTAGCTCGAAGTCTATTAACTCACTTCCACAATCCTGTATGAACCTTTTTATTTCGTCCATTTTTTCTAAATCAGCCGGTGTCGGCTCCGCTTTTTCGTCTCTTAGACGTATTTCAAACCCTAAATCATCGTCGTTTGAGTATTGTGCAAATTCTGCAGCTTGATTAACTCTAGTCTGTATGATTGCAGATATCAAGGGGTGTTTTGATAGATGTTCTAAGGTGTTATATCCTATCTTCCCATCCTCCAGTACTTCAAGGTAATACTCCTTTCCAGCACTGTCGTAAACACTTTGCATCATTTCTGAATTAGCAATGTCGTAAGGATTAATCTCATATGACAAAGCTTCTTTTTTTAACTCATCCAAGACTAAACTGTTTGGGTCATCCTCTTCAATGAAGCTAATTTGAGGTGGTGCAACTTCTGGTACACCTAAAAGTCGTTTCCATAATGATGCCATGTTTACTCTCCTATCTTCTATCTTCCATTATATGTGTAATGTTTGTATCAACTCTAGTCAAAGTTTGTTTCATTAGGGTCATGTCGTTTTTTAAGTCGGAGATTTCTCCTTTTAGGTCTCTTATGTCCTGACGTTGTTCTCTAAGTTGTTCAACTTCTGTTTCGAGTTTTTGGATTTGTTTTGCCGTTTCCTTCGCATCTTTGTGCCAAGCAAAAAAGAAACCTAAACCGGCGATTATAGTTCCTATTGATATAGCTACATGACTTTCCATCTAAATTTCTTTCAAAAACGTTTTCCGGGACCCACCATCCCGGACTTGCCTCAATTGGCCCACCTTCGTACTACGAGGGTATCTACATTACTGCTGTTTAAACATTCTAAAAAACCTAAATAAAACATAAAGGTAAATTTAGAAGTTTAAACTCTAATCATCCTCGTTATTCTTAGAACGTGCTTAAATCAACAGCTTTCCAAGAGTTCGAACCAACACAAACATAAAGTTTGTTAGAGTCAAAGCGAATATCACCAGCTGTACCTGAAGCAGACACAGAAGCCGGAGCGCTACCTTCTAGTCGGAATTCACCTGTAGCAAGACCAGCACAATCGATAGAAGTAGCTTCTAGAGCACCAATGTCCATTGCACCCTTAGCATAATTTCCAGAAACAGCAACTTGGTCAGATGAAGGCTCAGTATCGTGTGTAAAGGGTTTGAATTTATCGTCAGTCTCGTCGAAGAAGAATCCACAGAAGCTACTTGAGCCACGTTGTGAATAGAAACCATGGTCAACAGCTGATGTATTATTTACACCAAGCTCTAACAATGTATCACCAAGAGTCACGGTAGCAGCTGCAGCAGTAAGATTACCACCAACAACAACATTACCAGTTGAAGTTATATTACCACCAGCAGCTAAATCGCCGGCGATGGTCACGTCATCAGGTAAACCGATTGTAATAGTATCGTCAGAGATAGAAGTCTCAATCTCATCATTAGTTCCGCTGATAGTAAGAGTTCCACCAAGGAGAATGTCATTAGAGGTCCCGCTACCAGCAGCAAGAGTAAGGTGGTCGTTAGCAATCATATCATTAGTAATTGCATCGTCAGCAATAGCAGAAGTCATTGCAACATTTCCTGAACCATCAAAAGCAATATTAGCAGCGGTCACTGGACCTGAGGTAATACCGATGTTCTTAGTTGCAGCAAACTTAGTAGCTGTTGCAGCATTACCAGAAGTTGCAGCGTTAATGGTTGAAGGCAAGCTAAAG